CAACAGGATCTGAAGCTCCTAAGAAATCTAAACCCGGTCGTTCTTCTGTTCAGCCTAAACTCATTCGTAAACATAACGAATGGCGTTATCCTGCTTTGACAGAACCTTTTCTTAATACTGATCGTATGTTTGAAGTTCTTCCTCGTACCCATGAGGACGCCCCTAAAGCTCGTCAGAATCAAGTTGTATTGAATTGGCAGTTTGATACCAAGATCAATAAAACTGACTTTATTGATAGGTATGTGCGTACTGCTGTGGATGAAGGTTCAGTTATTGTTCGTGTTGGTTGGGAACAAGAATATCGAACTAAAGAAATTGAAACGACTAACTTTGATTATTTTCCTGTTGAGGAAGATGAACAAGCTGAACTCATTATGCAAGCTGTGCAGTTGTCACAGTCTCAAACTCCTGATTGGGAAAATCTTCCAGAATCTTTGAAAGCTTCTGCTGAGATGAGTGTTGAAATGGGACAGTTGGTTTATGCAGAACCAAATGGTGTAACCAAAGCCGTCAAAGAAACGATGACGAAAAACTGTCCTTCACTTCGAATCATTAACGTTGCCAATCTCTTTGTAGATCCATCTTGTGATGGTGATTGGGAGAATGCTCAATTTATGGTGTACACATATGAAGCTACACCAAGTGATTTCAAAGCAAAGAAAGACCAATATAAAAATCTGGATGTTGTGAATTGGGAAAATGCTAAAATTCAATCACAGCATGGTAATCCTGATCATGAATCATCTACACCTAATACCGATATGCGGTCGTCTTCTGATAAACAGAAGGTCTTAGTTTATGAGTATTGGGGTTTGTATGATGTCTATGACAATGGGATTATGGTCCCAATTGTTGTGACATGGGTTGCAGATACGATCATTCAAATGCAAGAAAATCCATTTCCGGATCAACGTCCTCCATTTGTAATTGTCCCATATATGCCAATCTTGAAAAGTGTGTTTGGTGAAGCAGATGCTTCGTTGTTGCAAGATAATCAACGGATTATCGGTGCTGTTATGCGTGGTACAATTGATCTGATGGGTCGATCATCTAATGCTCAAACAGGCTATGCAAAAGGATTCTTGGATCCAATTAACAAACGTCGGTTTGTGAATGGTGATGATTTTGAATTTAATCCAAACGGGGATCCACAAACAAATATTCGTCAAATGGAGTATCCGGAAATTCCAAGGAGTGCTCATGAAACTATTCAGTTACAAAATGCTGAAGCAGAAGCTCTTACTGGAGTTAAATCTTTTTCCGGTGGGATCTCGGGTGATGCTTATGGTTCTGTTGCTACAGGTATCCGTGGTGCCTTGGATTCTGCTGCTACTCGTGAAATGTCTATTCTAAGACGCCTTGCAAAAGGTATGCAGGATATTGGGATTAAAATTATCTCAATGAATGCTAAGTTTTTGACAGAAAAAGAAATTGTTCGAGTCACAAATGAAGAGTTTGTTGAAGTTTCTCGGAAAGAACTGGAAGGTAACTTTGACCTAAAAGTTGATATTTCGACTGCATCTGTTGATGAACAAAAAGCCAATGATCTTGGTATGGTTCTTCAAACTGTTGGTCCAGATATGGATCCAAATCTTCGTAAGATTGTTCTTGGAAAGATTGCAGATCTGAAACGTATGCCTGATTTGGCAGAACAAATTCGTTCGTATGAACCTCAACCAGATCCAATGCAGGTTGCAATGGCTGAAGCTGAACTTCAAGCCAAGCAAACTGAAATCTCTCTCAATGAAGCTCGGGCAGAAGAAGCTCGTGCTCGTGCTGCGAAGTTGCTTGAAGAAGTTGATGAGCAGATGTCTGGAATGAAGCATGAGCGTGAAGTTGAAAAAATGGGTGCTCAAGCCGCAGGAAACCGTGAACTGGAAGTTACCAAAGCATTGTTGGGTGGAGAAACTCCTTCAGAAAATATTGAGGCAGCAGTTGGTTACAATACTCTGACTGATGCCAAAGAAGCACGGGAAACTCGTGCTCCAATTAATTCTGGTCCTGCTTTGGGAACGGGTGGTCAACCATCTGGTGCTCCTAATCTTGGTTCTGGTTTCTCGGATCCAAATGCAGTTCCCCCTCAATTTGATCAACAGCAGGGTGGACAACGAGTTCCAATTGGTCCATTGAGCACTCAGTAAGACTGAAGGTAGCCTGAATAGTCAGGCTGCCAGTCAATTACTGGAGGTTAAATATGGATCTATATAATGCTTCAATGGGAGAAGAAGCTCCCGAAGAAATCGAACTGACACTGGAGCAGTATGAAGAAGCCAAGACGCACTATGAGTCAATCATTACTCGTGCTGATGCAGCACGTCGATTGGCAGATAACCAAGATTTCAAAGATCTGGTTATGGTAGGTTATTTTGAAGATGAACCTAAACGTCTAGCTGAACTGATGGCTTCAGGTCGTCTTCCTAATTCTGGATTTGATGGTTGTGTTGAAGACATGAAATCCATTGGTCGTTTCCGTAACTACATGAAGATGCACATTCAACAGGGGCAACTTGCTCGTGATGAACTTACGTCTTTGGAAGAAGCTCGGGACGAAGCAATCAAAGCAGAAGCTGAAGCAGCCGGGTAAACCCCGGCTCTTCGCCATTTATACTTAGCCCAATGATGGAGAAATATCATGGCCGATAAAAATACCCCTCAAACTCGTGATGATTTTGAAAATATGTCAGATGAAGAGTTTATGAAACTTTCTGAACTCGATTATTCTGGTAATGTTCCAGAAGGTGAATCTTCGCTTACAAGTGAGACAAATCATGAAACACCCCCAAATGAAGAGCCACTTAGTGAAACTGATGGCTCTACTGACCCATCTACTAACGATAGTGAGTCTGATGATGCCGGGGCTAATCCTGATTCCAGCACCTCTTCGGAAAACGAAGAAGGCGCATCTCCTGAAGAAGGAGAAACAAACGAAGCCGAACAAAACGATGATAAATTCCTCGAAACGCATCCCAATGCCGAAACCAATACCGAGGAAAACGGTGAGCAATCCGGCTCAGACCCCGAAGAAAAAGAAGAGAATGCCGATCCCGAAGTAAAAGACAAAGGGAAAGAAACTCCAGCTAAAGCGGGTTATTATAAACTTCCAGAAGGAACTGATACTGCAAAAGTTGATGCTGCTCTTGGTTTTTATGAAACTATGATGAAACCATTTAAAGCGGATGGTAAGGATTTTACTGTTCGAAGTGCTGAAGATGCTGTGCGTCTTATGCAGCAAGGGGTTAATTATTCTCGTCGTATGCAAGAAATTAAACCGATGAAAGCATTGAATCGAATGCTTACAGATCATGAGTTGAATGATCCTGCAAAGCTTAATTTTCTGATTGATTTGTCCAAAGGTGACAAAAATGCCATAACACAGTTGCTAAAAAGTCACAAAATTGACCCAATGGATCTTGATACAGAAAAAGAAACACGTTATCAGGCTCGTAACTACCAAGGTGATCCACAAGATAACGACTTCCGGGATGCTTTGGATACTGCACTAACTACTCCTGAAGGTCAGGCTCTGGTTTCGCATATTCATGCTGATTGGGATCGACAGTCGAAAGCTAAGTTGCGAGAGAATCCGGCAATCATCGGCAATCTCTCTGAAATGAAAGCGAGTGGCGTTTACGATAAGGTGGTAGAAGAACTGACATACCAGAAAAGTATGGGCTATCTAGTCGGTACTCCTTTTCTTCAAGCTTTCGACCAAGTTGGTGAAGCAATGAAAAATGCAGGTGTGTTTGGTTCAACCGAAAATCCCGCGCAAAATGGTGATAACTCAATGGCTCCCCTCCAGAATAATCAGAGGCAAGATCCAACCCCGAGTAATCAGCCAGTTGCATCGGGAGCGAGGAAGTCTACAGGTGTGAAGAAGCCTGAGACCAATCCACATCTTTCTTCGACACCCCCTTCAAAGCAGACGGGGAATACTCCGAAAACACCTGACTTTGATAAAATGTCGGATGAGGACTTCCTAAAGATGGCTCCTCCCGAATGAAACGCTGAGACACTGAAAGGAAAACACCATGGCTCAGATTTATAATGCCCCGAAGGTGAATGAGGCTGGTAATCAGTCTAGCATTGGCCCTCAATTTAATACCCATTATTGGGACCGGAAGTCGCTGATTGATGCTGCGGAAGAGATGTATTTCTCGCCGCTGGCAGATGTGAAGTCGATGCCTAAGCACTATGGTAAAGAGATGAAAGTCTTTTATTATGTGCCTATGCTTGACGATCTGAACGTCAACGACCAAGGTATCGACGCTCTTGGTGCTTCACGTGAAACGGGTACTTTCAGTGTCGTTATGCCTAGCACCACTCTGAATGTTGCTAACGCAGATTCGGCTGGTCTGGTTGCAGCCCTGAATGACAACGTAAATTCGGCTACGGGTACTGCTGTTACGGTCGCTACTGATGCGGCTGATGATAGTGGTGGTACTGGTTTTACGGCAGTCACTCTTACGACTACTCTAATTCGTACTGCGGACGAAACTGATGCAGATGCTATTCTGGCATTTGATGTTGGTGGTGTTAAGCAGGAGAATTCGGGTGCTCTGTATGGTGGTTCGCGTGACGTTGGTAACATCATGGCGAAAATGCCGACTCTTACTGAACAAGGTGGTCGTGTTAACCGAGTTGGTTTCACCCGTCTGGAACGTAAGGGTGAGATTCAGGAATATGGCTTCTTCATGGAGTGGACTGAAGACTCGCTGATGTTTGATACGGATTCGGATCTGTATGGCCACCTTAGCCGTGAGATGCTTGCTGGTGCTAACGAAATTAACGAAGACCTGCTTCAAGCAGACCTTCTGAATGCTGCTGACGTTAAGGTTTATCCGGGCGTTGCAAGTTCAGTTGCGGAAATTTCGGGTGATACCAGTTCTGTTGACCTGCTGACTGTGGGTGATCTGAAACGTCTGTCCGTGACTCTGGATGATAACCGTACTCCGAAGAAAACCACGATCATTAAAGGTAGCCGTATGACGGATACTCGTGTGATCAGTGCTTCGCGTGTGGCTTATATCGGTTCTGAACTCCAGATCATGATTTCCGATTGGGACGACTTTGTTCCTGTCGAGAAATATGCTGATGCTGCAACCATTATGAATGGTGAGATTGGTGCAATCCCAACTGCTCATCTTCGTATTATCGTGGTTCCGCAGATGATGCGTTGGCAGGGTAAAGGTGCTGCTGTTGGTACGAATGATGGTTATCAGGAAACTGGTGGTCGTTACGACGTAGCTCCGCTTCTGGTTATTGGTGATCAGGCATTTGCGACCATTGGTCTGCAAGGCATGGGTGGTAAAGGTAAGCAGAAGTTCCGGATTATCGTTAAGAAGCCGGGTGAAGCTACTGCGGATCGTACTGATCCCTACGGTAAGATCGGGTTCTCCTCGATCAAGTTCTTCTACGGGTTTATTAAACTCCGTGGTGAACGTATGGCCGTGGCTTACTCGCCAATCCCTGAGTAAATCCTTTAACTAGGTAAGAAATTGGGCGGTCCTTCGGGATCGCCCTTTTCATTTGAATTGCTATAGGTTTTAGGCTGTGTTAAGCGATTTGCACCATGGTTAAACAAAAAGGATATCCCAATGGAAAATGACAATCTTAATAACAAGTCCAATGCTGAGTTGATTGAACTAACTCACAACACGGAAGACAAAGAAGTGCTCCGTGCAGTGGCAGAACAAGTCGGTGCTTCGTTTTCAGGAAATACTGGAATCCCTAAACTAAAAGAAAATATTCTTGCAGAATTGAATATTGATGCTGAAACTGATGTCGAACCTATGGATGAAAATGATCCTATTGTTCAAGCTCTTCGTAAAAAACAATCTGAACCTAAACTGGATCCAGTAACTACGAAACCTCGTGGGGTTCTTAGTCTGAATCGTGCTCAACAAGCAGAACTCAATCCTCGTGCTCCCGGTCTTTCGGAAGTAGAGAAACGAGCCATTGTACGAGCTAAAGCTCTACGGCTACATCGTGTTCGTGTGTCCAATCTGGATCCTAATGATGCTGCTGTACCGGGTGCCATTAAAACGGCATATAACAAATACACTGGTAAAGTTTCAAAATACATTCCATTTGGTGAAGAGAATGAACATGGGTTTCATATCCCGGAAATTCTTATCAATCAGATGATGGAAGAAACTTATAATCTCCGTAAAGAGATTAAAAGCAAAGGTTCTTCGTTTGGAGTCAAACAGTATAAGACTGTTCAAATGCGTAAATATGCGTTTGAATATATGGATGAGCTTTCGGAACAAGAACTTGTTTCATTGGGTAATGATCAGAAAGCACGAGGTGCTCTCGACGCGCAAGAATAATCCCTCTATATCGGGATTAACTTAATACGAAGGGTGAACAGTCATGGCTG